CTCTTCTTCCGTGCGCGCCAGGGACGTGAACGCCCCGGGTGCGAACTGAATGCGCACCTCCACCTCGTGATAGGTGAGGGCGCACAGGGGTAAGAACGCGCCGTGGTCGCAGAAAAAGAAGTGAAAGGGGATGAAATTCGTATCGGTATCTGAAATTTTGTTATTAATCTGAGTACATTTTGTGTACGTGTCGGCGAGGTACACCGTCCATATGTCCGAGATGTATTCAAACGGATGACTGTCAACCTTCGTGCCACCGATGTACAGAGAAATGGTCGAGCCTTCGAACACGTTGGATGATTTATACCCCTCCACCCATAGGGCGTTGATGAGGTCACCGTCAGAGGGAATCTTGAAACTCCACGTGTTCGTGTCGTCCACGGTCGCGATGTGCCTCGGCGCTTGTGCGAAGTTTGTGTGCCTGGTGTATTTCATCTTGAAATGCGAAACATCACTCTCATCGTTCGTGATGTAAACGTCCTGAGCGCCTTTGCTCACCAACGTGACCAGTGGACCGGACATTTTATACTATAAATAAACATTTTCCTTGTGGCAATTCTGGGCGCTCTTGGTCGTCGGGTTTACCGTGAATCTTAAACCCCCCGGCTTTGTACACTTTGAGGCGTTTGTACCACATCGCCGGCAACATGCTCCACTGGTCGTTGATGTCGTAGATGTGTGGATTGTTCTTCTTTCCCTTGGTCTCTCGCATGACACGTCCAATGCTCTGTTGGATGTCGGACTTTGGTGTGGCTAAGATGACGGTGTCCAGGGTGGGGATGTCCAGGCCCTCGTGGGCTTGAGAAAAGGTGGCGAAGATGATTTTCTTCGTCGACGATTCCTGGAGGTCCTTCTCTTTCATTCCACCCATGTACAACCCCGAGGTCTTCAGGAAACACTGATGGAGCATCTCGCAGTGTTGCCTACGGTCCGAGAGGACGAGAAGTTGTCTCGTGCCCGCGGACGCCCTCTTGATGAGTTCCACGAGCATCGTGTTTCTGTGCCGAGATTCCACGAGTTCGGTAATCATGTTCACGAGTGAGATTTTACCGAACCGCGTGCACGGTGGCGGATTTCTAAAGAGGTCGTGTTCGTACTTGATGGGGAACACCTCCACCTGGGCCTGATTCTTCCGTTCCACTGCGAAAAACGTGGGACCCATGAACCAGTGCAACACTTTCGTGAGACCATCTTTCCTTTGTGGTGTGGCGGACAAACCGAACACGTGCCGAGGGCACATGCGAAACAGACTCTGTGAAAACACCTTGGCACAGATGTGATGGGCCTCGTCCACGATGAGTGTGCCTATGGTGTCAAAGTCGGTGTAATCGTACTCCTTCAGGGACAACGACTGGAGCATGGCGATGACGAAGTCCGCGTCGGTCTCCTTCTTGTTCTGTTGCACGATGCCTATGGTCGCCCCGGGACAGAACTGCTGGATGCGTTCACGCCACTGGTCCGCGAGGAACTGTTTATGCACCACGATCATCGTACGAAAGCCGAGTTTACACGCTATGGCCAGGGCCACCGTGGTCTTTCCATAGCCACACGGGAGCGAAAGAACTCCGTGACCTGCACGAATAGCCGCGGCAAGTGCTTCGTTTTGGTGCGTGGCGTCGCGTAGTTGACCGTGGAACTTGACGCGCGTTCGAACGGGTTCTGGTCGACGGTCCTCTGCAGGCTCGCCCAGTTTATCAACTCCGTAGAATCTTGGAACGCACACTCCATTCTTAGCCTTGCGATAAACTCTAAAAGGCGGTGGAGGGAATCCGAAGTCTCCATTGACCTCGGGTCTTACCGTCAACTCTTTTTTTATTTCCGCGAGGGTTTGTCCATCTTCTTTAACTATGTAGCCACTACGAGTCAGCATTCTACATAGTAAAGTATGTGTGGGTAATTTTTAATTAAAGCTCCGAACGTCGCGCGTATCGCACCTGATTGTTATAAGTGAGTCTGACGGCCGGGTCTCTCGACGTCGACGGCATCTCGTTTCTATTCATGGAATTCCACATACTCTGGCTGAAACTGTAGGTGCGATTATTGTTTCCACGGGCTCTGATTCGCATGGGGCTGACACCCTCCCCCGTCACGGTGGCCGTGCGCCGAGCGGGGCGACCGGGACTTTCAGCCACTTGTTCGCCATTGTTTCGACTCGCATTGGGTGTGCGGTTGTTGCGCCCCGGTGGTGCTATCGAAAGGGTGGGCTCCCTTGCTCGCATTTGATTGACATACACTTTGATTTGTCTCGTCGCTTTACCCACACCTGATTTAGGCGCGTATCGCATGTCAGCTATGGCACCCAACAACAGCTGCATCGGTTTGCTGAAAACAAACGCAACGAGTTCCTGTTTTAAAAACTTGTTCTTCGTCCAACGCAACATTGTTTTAATCGGGAGTTTTATCCAATCTGCCATGTATTTGTCGACGGACACGTCGATGCCCTTTGCGGCTAAGATTTGTGCGTGGAAGGTTATGATGAAAGACACGATGGAGAGAAGCATTTTAGAACCAGTGAAACCTGGTAATTTAGCCGTGGACACGATCACGTCGAGAATTCGCGATATTTTCTTTGCAGCCTTTGAGTTCCCGATGAAGATGAGGCGCAGTATGATGCCAACGGTGAGAAGCATGGAAAACTCTATGGCCAAAATCGACGTCCCTTGACTCGAGTTCAACCACGCGTTTGCCTTGACGATTTCACCGATGTTTTTAGACTTCGTCAGATACAATCGCGCAAATCTCGAAGCGATGCCCTCTTTGGTGACGTCCAACGGCGACAACGCGACGCCGACAACTTTGTTGATTTTTGTCGACACCTCCCCAGTGACCGTGAAGAATAAAAGAATGAGCTCGGCGAACATCTCCACACCCCGACGGTTGTCGTACACGTCTTGGCCGAGACGCCATCCTAAATCTAACATTTGTTCTCGCGTGGGCATCTTCGCTCTCACGACGTTGACGACTTTCTTGCGCATCGCACTGGCCGCCACCTTTGCGCGCGCTTCAGGAAGCGTGTTGTTCGTGAAACGCACGACACCCTGCGCATTCGCACCCATTCTTCTCAATGATTTATTTATATCAAGTTCGCGCGCGTTCTTCAAGACACTGTTACGCTGTGGTTTACTCCTCGCCTTTTCAAATCTGAGCTTCAGAGTTTCGCGATTGTTATTGTTGAGATTTGGAAAATCCTTTTCCCAATTCACCATTAATATGTATGTATATTTTTAATTTTCCACGAGTGTCCTGTGTGATTTCCCGCGGTCCACGTGCCGGTGTAGTCCACCTCGACGTCGACGTCGTCTCCTGCGAAGAGTTCTTGCACCGGCTTTGCACCAGACACGGGGCACATGACCCTATGGTAGCGATACGGTACCTTTATGATGAGGGTGTCGTTGAAGAAATCTTCGTACACAAAACAACCTTTCCCGAGTTTATATGCATTTCTTTCCTCGATGTTGGCGACGATGCGTTTCGCATCGGGAGGGAGGCGCAGGCGCAGGTACCATTTCCCGTTGTGTTCGTACATGGGTTGGTGCACTACCGCGCGGCAACGAAACATACTACTAGAATAAAGAGAACAAATAAAAGATGAGAAAGACGCAAGGCATCGAGCGGTCGACGGACGCCCGCGAATGTCCGAGCCACTTCCACCGCGGCTTCGAGGGAGGCGTAGGGGGTCGCGCGTTCGGACATCATCCCACACAGGGCCACTTTTGAACATCGTCCATAGAATGGGAGATAGGTGAGCACACCAGAGGATTGGGAAAAGTGCCAGCGCCCATTGGACCACGTGGCACCCCACCCGATGCGCACATCCCCTGGTGGTGGCGGAACCCCTAACTGGTCGATGACCCCTCGCTTTAACGTCTCTGGGTCCGTGGTCAACAACTCTTCCGTGAGATTGCATATGACGCACGCCACCGTCTTCCCATCGGACAAGACCCGCGGTTGAAGTTTCCAAGGCGTCGTCGCCGCCACTTCGAGGTCATCCTTCAGCCGTGGCGCACCCTCTGGGTAGTCGAGAAGGACGTTAATGCACCCGTAAGTCGCGTTGTATAACTTGTCTCGCGCATCAGGACCCCAGTTGTCTTTGACGAACTTTCTGGCCGGACTGTGGTCCACGCACAACACCAGGGGGTCCCTGGACAACGTCGTGCCGTTGGAAAACGTGGCCACGTACGAGTCATCGCGCATCTCCAAAGACGTGAGTTCGGCGCCGAACACGAACTTCACACCCACGCGTTCGAGCGCCTCCTGCATGCGGTCGCCCATGACTTTTCCAGAAACCTTTTGGGTCCACTGCCCCGAGAGGGCGACGTGATTCACACTCGAGAGCAATTCGTGGGAACTCATGACGTCCCACGTCACCCCATCGATGACGAGGGGGAGGTGTTCGATGAACCGTTGTCCACCCTCGGAGAGCTTGCCCTCGAACACGTCCTTGACCGTGCGTTCCTTGGACGCCACGAAAGGGAGGGAGAGGAGGACGAGATAGTCCATCAAAGCTAAACTTTTAAACATGTACCCGAACACTTGGTCCCCGTGTTTCTCGAACAAGTCCGTCCATGGGATGTCCATCTCTTCGAAAAGACTGCGCGCGTTCACCCACGCCCGGTCGAAGAGCACGCGATGGGCGTGCAGGTCTCTCTTCGTGAGGTCGGGTTCCCACCACGACCCACCTGCGGATGGCTTACGTTCGTACACCGTGACGTCGCGTCCTGCGCGTCGGAGTTCCCACGCGAGGGCTAACCCAGTGGGTCCGGCACCGACGATGTGCATGTTACCATTCATGGATAAATTTTATTTTGAAACATGATGTAAAAAATTCCCAACACCAATGTCATAAATGTTTGTGCGTCGACAAACTTTTTACCAGACACGACAATAAACATGTTCAGCAGTGCGTGCATGGGGAGGGTCTTTTCTGGACCCCATCGGCTGTAATAGGCTAAAGTGGCTGCCATGGACACCGCGAGCGCATTCAAGAATGAAGACATCGATGGCTTGTACAGGAACCACGCGGTGTACAACAACGCGACGTAGCTTATGAACACCGACCTGGCGAGAAACTGTCGTGGACTCTGCACCACGTCCAACTGTTCGCGTCTGACGAGTTTCGCAATCCAGTGAGGGCCAAGGATGAGATAGGAGAAATAGAGGACGATGAACACTTGCCACATTCTGATCATGTTTCACAAAAAAAATACATGGATTTACAAAATATGGTCTATTATATTTTTTACATTCAGGCACTGTACGAGGTCGGCTTGCGTGTACACGGACCCAACCACACCACGCGGCATGACGTTGATTTTCGCGCGATGACTCTGTTTGATGCTCTGGACCAGACTTCGGTAACAGTAAAAGTAGGTGGCCTCGACCTCGAGCACACAAAATAACTCGAGAATGTGGTCGGGGAATGTCGTCTTGTCCACGACCCCGTACTCCGTCATTAAACGTTCGATGTGCCGACGGTCTTCCTTCGTGACGTCCTCTTCGTCGAGGAAAAAGTCTTCGTGCACGATGTGGTTCACGAGGTCCATGATTGATTGCATGTGTCCATGGGGTTGGGTGCACTGGGGGTTAGTATTTACAATTTTTTTAGTCTTTCATTAAAACATTTTACAAAATTATTATGCAGTGTAGCATCTTCACCAAATAACCGGTACGTGTAAAATCGCACATCAAGGGTGTCCATCGTGTGCGCTTCGAAATCTAAGATGGCCCATCTAAATCCATGAGGAGTGGACTTGTAATATGTGCTAAAAAAAGCATCACTCACACCATCCAAAAACTTTGAAAAACTCTGAACGACGTCTGGTGGGCTGGTCATCATGCGCGTCGTACACGCGGTCGGGATGCACTGGGGGTGAAACATTAATTTTTTTCAATTGCATCGACGAGTTCGTCAACATTTCTAAAGTACCGATGCACATCTTTCATGAACCGTTTGTTGTTTTCGAGCACTTCACACTCGGGTTTATTCTTATAGAGCCACGCCAAGTTTGACTTTGAATATTTCGTGCGTTTTTGATTTTCATTGGGCTTTCTTGGAATGATTTTCGATGATTTTTTCTTCGCCGCACTGCTCACGGTCGTCGCGGGTCTGTACGACAAGGCTTGCATGACGGTGTCCGCGAGGTCGTCCTTCTTCTTCGAGGCATCAAAGATAGGAATCCAGTGCGCGTTGGTCTCACCGGTGTGAATGAATTCGCGACACCGCTCGATGGCCGTCTTCTTGCGTTTCAAGTACTGAGACCTTCCCGGACCGGCCACGTCCGGGATTTTATGTCGCGCGTCGTACAACAGGGTTTGCGCTTCGGGTTTTTTAATGACGAAATACGCGTGAAGAAAGTGCATGACGGACACCATTTTCTTGTTTCGGTCCGGTTGTTTTTCTATGAGAATGACGTCCGCGTCGAGGGTCCACGGGCGGTCATCGAGATGTTTTCTCAAGGACACGTACACACCGTCGTCGTGTTGAGGCGGGATGCCACTGACGTCCCACTGCTCGATGAGGTTTTCGGTGTCGTTGAGTAAACACATGGCGAGATTACGAATACCCACATCTATGGAGAGGAGTTTCATTATTAAAAAAGGTTAAACTATTCTTTAAGATAGGGTTGCCGCAACACCAATGAACACCATCGCTAAACAGCAGATGAGGGACATCCACCAGTTTTCGGTTATGAAGGCCAAGAAGTCGAATCCACCTTTGGCGACATTCTTAGCCGCATTACCCGCGGCTTCAGCCAGGTCCTTGAGACCATCGACCATGTCGTCTATGTCTGAGAGGGCGCGGTCCAAGGCGGTGAATGGATTATTGGTGTCGTAAGCCATGCACAGGATCACCATGGCCGCGCCCATTTTCATCCAGTTCTTTCGCGTGAACGTCGCGATGTCACTGCCGATGGCGATGATGCCGAGCTTTTCGAGAGCTGTGCGAACTGCTCCAGAGTTTTCAGCGATTTCAGCACCGCTTTGAATAGCCTTACCCAAGTCGGCGTCGGTCACGGATTCAACGACACCCGCCTCGTTGCGGACCCACGACACATTTGTTGCCTCTGCCACGTCATCAGCTGCCGCGAGTGGTGCGTTTTTGGCGGTGTCGGTCGCGACAGTTTTCGTCTTACCGGTGTTCAATTTTGTTTGCACGGGCATTAAGTTGGCTGTCGATGTCTGCGCTTTCGCAGCTTGTGCCGCTGTGTCGCCCTGTTTAATGGCAACATCCACATAACTCGGTGTGAGCACGTTTCCGAAACCCAAATTCCTCGCCAACGCTGGGTCCACATTAGCCACCCGCGCGAGTGTGACTGTGTCCATGTTTCTCGCGAGCGCCTGGGCAGTGCTCGCGTCTGCGTTTCGAAGGACTGCGGCGATCGTGTCGTCGTCGGCCACGGCGGCGAATCTCTTGATGATGGAAGGCTCTGCTGTGGAGAGTGCAGTGCTCATAGCTTTCGAGTACGACGCAAAAGTTGCTGAGTCCATACTTCTCAACGTTGTGCTGAAGCTTTTCCAAGCCGTCTTGGAAGCCTTGGTACCTGTTGCGAATGCAGAGAATAAATCATCAAGTGATGACAAGTTGACCATATTATACTATGTATATATAAAATTCTAACAGTTCTTGAACCCACTCCACTCATAAACCAAACACCTCTCCGACGTCCCTGAAAAAATCTGCAGCTTTATTACCAACTACGACAGAAAAACGAGACACCGTCGTGCCGAATATCGTCTCCGCAAGGTCCATTCCTGGGTAGTCTTCGCAATCGTTGTCCCTATATCTCATCCCATAAGCCTCACAGAAATCCGATGAATAATCACAGTACCCCGTCTCGTAATTGAACGTCACGCCTTCGTAGGCTTTGTGGAGCGTATTACAGTGTTCCACGACTGCACCGAGAGGTGCGGCGAGGGCACACTTCTTCGGCAACTTCTTCTCGATAACATTCGGTGTGCTCTTCTCACCCGGGTTCGTTGGGTCCACGACCCTATAGGTATCGGTGTATAGGGCGACCAGTGGATTATAGCCACCTTCGGGGTACAGTTCAGCGGACCGTTGGATGCACGCACCGTCTTCTCCGTCATTCTTGTCCCACTTACAGTTGATGCCTTCCATCACGTTTCCAACCGACGCTTGCGACCCGGATGGTGGATTTTGTCCCGTGCACTCTGACTCAGTCTCTCGCTTCAGACACAGTTCATCTATACCATACCTCTCGTGCATCGCGCCATACTTTATGTGATCTTCTTCCATGCGCGCGTTATAGTCATCACACCCTTCTTTCGACAGCGAGACCCCGTATCTTTTCGCTGTGCTCATGAACGGCACTCGTTCGAT